GGTCACCAGTCTATTACCAAGGCCCGTGCCTCGATTACATGGTTGGCAGCTTCCGCAATCTAAGGATAGTCGTATGAGAGAGCATTGGACACAGGAGCAAACGGACGACCTGATCCACATGATGAAAAGTGGACTCCGGCCCACGGACATCGCCAAGCAGTTGTGCCTCTCAAAGAACGCGGTGGTCGGAAAAATACACAGAATCCGCATCAAGTCCGGACTCGGCCCCAAAACTTCTAGGAAGAATCACATGAACCGAACCTATAAAGGCCCCGTGATCGGGACACGACTGTGTTTCATCTGCTCCAAGAAGTTCAACATTCACGGCCGTTTTGACAGGTTCTGTGATCCCTGCAAGAGACGAGGCCTATACGGTTGATTTTTATAAAAAATAAATTATATTATATTAAGGGATGCCATAATGGATCCCGTAAATCTTGCTTTAAAAGGAGATTATTATGAATAAAGCATTATCCATTTTAAACCAGCTGCGGCCAGTCACCATAGGGTTTGACAGCATGTTCGACCAGTTTGAGAGCATGTTTGAAGGCAACTATTTTAACAATACGCCGAGCAGCACCTATCCACCCTACAACATCGTCAAGAAGACGGATGAGCTCTACGACATTGAAGTCGCGCTCGCGGGATACGGGAAAAAGGACATCGCCGTGGATTACGCACAGAATGTGCTGACCATCAAGTCCGTGAAAAAGGAGAGATCCGAGACGGAAAACGTCATACACAAGGGCATTTCCCAGCGATACTTCGAGAAATCCTTCACCATCAATGATGACGTGGAGATCAAGGGCGCCGAATTAAAGGACGGATTACTGAAGGTTTCCCTGGAAAAAATACTTCCTGAAGGAAAAAAGGCCAGAACTATTGAAATAAAATAGGATTTAGGCTATAATTACGCCGTTCAATTCGACTTTACCACCCCTGTTCAGATGAAGAATCTTACGGGGGGTGGTATCAAGAGGAGGCGTTATGAAAAGCAACAAGGAAATTATGGAAAGCATAGCCCAGCGGGATCTGCTGGACACGATGCTGGCTTCACGGCTCTCGGACCGCGAACGAGAAGAATCTCTTAAACTTATGGATACCATGTATTTCAGGAAAGATTTACCTGACAACGTTATTCCATTTCCATTACACAAGGTGAGAAGATTAAATGTCAATATCCCTACCAAACAGCCCGGTAAGAAAAATATTTAGCTGCACTAAGTGTGGCGACATATCCATAAAATTTTACAACCCTATCCACGACCGCGTCTATACAAAAAATGAGTGGGAAATAATTCTTACAGAAGGCAGAGCAGTTTTAGACAAACTATTACAGAATGTAAGGGAAAATCCCGTATTCTTTTTATAATAGGGGTTTCCTATAGCTGTTTTTACTGAGAGAAAAATATTTTTTTATTTTTTATCAGAAATAGAGGTATCTGAGGTATCCAAGTGTCATCCCTTATCAGCTACCAAAAAAAGGTTACTTCTAACAATTATTAGAGGTATCCAAAAGTATCCTTTATAGTAAACCGAAAACAGAAAGCTTGAGTTTTTGCATTTTATGCAAATGTCTGGTAAAAAACACCTATATAAATAAGCCTTTATGAAAGACTGGATATTAAGTATATTAGAGATTTACTGTAGCAGAATAAGTAATTGGGCCTGGCATAAACGCTGGAACAAAGGAGGTACACAATGGAAACCCAGAAACAAACAGAAACAAAAGAAGTAACTATTTCCTCTGGTTTGGCGGATTCTTTGTTTAATCCCAAGATTACAGGGAAACAGAGAAAATTTATTATATTATTAGTCCATTCTGAGGGATTAAAAACTGCCATGCATTGTGCCATTGAGGCTGGATACGCAAAAGGATCCGCCGTGGTTCGTGCATCGGAGCTACAAAATCCCAAGATGTTTCCATTGGTTGCAAAAGCCATTGAAGATGAGCGAAGGGCCATTGTTGAACGGTACAAGTGCACCCAAGATCGTTCCCTTTCTACATTGGCAAGAATTAGGGATCAGGCTAGCACATCAGGGAACTGGAATGCCGCGGTGACGGCAGAGACTCGGCGTGGTCAGATTGCAGGATTGTATGTGGACAAAAAAGAAATTCTAACAGGATCGATAGATTCAATGAGTAGGGAAGATGTAGAGGCCAAGTTGCAACAGCTTAAAGAACAGTACAGTATCGCAGCTGATTTCGAGGTTTTAAAGGAAATGAAAAAAGTCGAAAAAAAGTCTTGACTATCTAATAAAGTGGGAGTATATACTAATCATGTGTAGCTGTAGCACATATAAAAAAAGACAGTAGAGTGAGTACCTTAACATGCTCAAAATAGGTGTCTGGTACTTTTTTTGCACCCAGCTAGATAAAGCTAGGATAAAACTGCAAGGGTGGCCTAGACCAAAGTCTGTTGCCAGGCACCATTAAAAAGGAGAAAGCTATGACGTCAAAAGAAATATTAAAACAAGTAAAAGAAATGTTAGAAATTAACACAAGGGTTAATTGGGATGGACAATGGATGGAAAAGGAGCCCGTGACACCAAATCAAGAGTTTCAGAATGTCTTGGATTTTATTGAGACGAAAGAGAAAGAAAGAACATATGAAAAAATATAGTTTTTTACTCAAGGACGGATTTAGGATTGATGTGAAAGCTTCAACACCTAAAGCAGCTTACAATAAATTAAATAAAATTAGCACCATTAAGATATTTGAAGTTACAAAAAAGTATATTGATTACGCAAAAGATAGTTCTGTTTATGGCTGGAGATCTTTATGAGCACCAATGGTAAAATTATTTCCCCTATGGATGAGGAGGAAATCTTGTTTTGGTGGCGTGTCAAACGTTTAGAGAAGATGATTAGGATTGAAAAGTGGAGAAAGAGATTTACCGAGATGCATATGTGGACGCAGAAGTTGGTGGAATTATCCAAGAATATTGACAAGAGGAGATATACTCATGGTAGATAAAAGAGATTCAATTCCTTTGGGTGATTGTAAAAATCACATAACTGCGGATGTTGACAGAGAGTGGTGGACGTTGATTATTGCTTCATTAATGTGGGGCAGCTGGAAAGTACTTCTTGTCATTATTGTAATTTTATTTTTCATTTTTTAATGAAGCCAGAGTCTAAACTTTGGCAGTTGATGAAAGAAAATATGCCAGATATATTTTGGACTCGTTTTGAGAATTGGGCTACACCGGGTGTTCCAGATGTTATAGGAATAACAGACGGAATTCCTTTCTGGGTGGAACTCAAAGTAATTACAAGTAAGAAGATTAATTTACGGCCTCACCAAATAATGTGGAACTATAAGTATAGTTTGCGTGGAGGCAGAAGTTTTATTATGGCCCAGACCCTCCCTCAGAGGTTACTCTACATTTTTCCGGGAGCCATTGTCCATTCCATTGCGAGTGAAGGTGCATTGGCCGAGCCCCATTGGTCATTCCCCCAGGATCCCTGGCCCGGGAAGCAGCTGGCGGAGATCTTCCTCCATTCTCCATTGCCCATTCCCCCATCCAGCCCTAGTCAGTAATAAAGTGGGACGCATCCCTGGGCTCACCTGCCTCCCATGATGATCTCCATTGTCCATTGGCGGAAAACAGCGAAGAATTACGGCAGTATGAGCTGAGTCTAGTCAACCAGGTAGCGCGCTGCACGGTACATTCTGCATTTCCATTGTCCATTGTCACCGTTTTCCCCCACTTATTTGTTATTGAGGTGCAGCAGCCGGAGTCCCTCCCAGGAAAGAAGGTGTTCCATTGATTTGCATTGGCTGATTTCCGCCATCTTCAAGGGTGATGACCGACGACCTGGTCGCCGCGGCGCGCAGCTGGTCACGGATCTCCATTGTCCATTGCCCGCGTTTCTCGGCACTCTACTGTAGTATAGTCAGGGATGGTCCCGCACAGGGACCGGCACTTCAGTCAGGAAAAATAAAACTTGACTATGGGATAAGATGGGAGTATAAAGAAATCTAATAATCAGAAATGGAGAAAGATATGGTTTTATCTGATGAAAATATGGACATGGTATGCGCTACGTTAAAAGGCATTACCGAAGCTCTCAATAGAAATAATGCAACGCTGGAAAAGATTCTAGGGCATTATAATTCTGTTGTTCCTCCCATGAAAGAGGGAGCAGACAGGTCTAACCGAATTGGTCGGGAAGTTGAACTTCAAAATGGCGCTGTTGGCGCGTTAGGAGGACATATCGAAAACTAAAAAATATTTTTTCATTAATTACTCCTAAAGGCGAGGACTCAACCCCTCGCCTTTTTTATTGTCCATTGTCCATTGCTCGCCTTCGGTGGTTGGTAGTTATAGTTAAGGAGCTGGTTGACCCCGCAGCGCAGACTCGCGTGACGGAAGTTATTTGTATTTTCCCTCTTGACTATAAGATAGAATGGGACTATACAGGTAATACGGCAGGCACGCCGCCACGGTGATCCCGTTTGAGATTTCGGGAAGTAATCAAAGGTTCCCAAGTTGCGTGCATTAACAGGAGGGAACAAGATGACACAAGAACAAAGACAACGAAGCTGCGCGGAGCTGGTGCAGGGAGAATTTGAAGATAGATTGAAAGATCTCAAGGTCACTGACCCAGATGACGAGAACTACATTGAGGGGCTTTGCTTTGATTACGTGGATCCGAAGACATGGCCTGATCAGCTCGAAGGTTTCTGGCGCTGGCAGCTGAGTTGGGGAGGACCGGCGGACGAGTTCCGGATCTACATTAATCCAGACAAGAGCGTCCACCGCATTGAGTACTGGTATATGGATTGGTATGACGGGGCACATGTCACATTGAGCCCGAAGGATCACCGAGACGTCTGGCATCTTCTTCAGGATAAGGTGGAGGCGACTTAATTTGCATTATTTCTATATTTTTTTAATAGTCTACATCGGTGCATTTCTCTGCTTCCCGCAGCCCGTCCTGGCGTTCACCATCCTGGCGACCGCCGGGCTCATGAACCTGGTGGACTGGACTACGATTCCGTGGTCGCCTTGACTCCATTCCATTGCCCATCGGGTGAATTTCCCTTGTCTATAGTATAGTTAGGGATGGGCCCGTCGGCGGGAACCTGAACTTCAGTCGGGAAAAATAAATAAATTATTTTATTGACAAATGAAGTGGGATAGTATACAAGGGATATAATTAATAGAAAGTCGAAAGGATATAAAATGACAAAAGCTGTTAATATATTAAGTGTTTTAGAAAAAGCTCATCAAGGTAGAAACATGAGTAAAAAAGCTAAAATGCAAATTGCTGATGCTTATGGCAGAGCATTAATAATGCAAAAGATAATCGCTGACTTCATAAAAGTAAATCGTGAGTTATTAATTGATATGGGTATTAGCGAAAATGCCAACCTTTTACATGGCAAAGATTACTCCTTGCATATTTCCCAAAAGATTGGTGCAAAGATTGATACTGCTTTAGTAAAAGAAAAACTTGGCGAGTTGGAATACCAACGTTGCAAAGTTCCTACACAATATAAAACTATTCAAGCTATGCCACTTAATGATAATCAAGTGGAAGTTGATAGTTCCAATTCAATTAAAACTATTTCAGATTTTCAATTAGCTGTTTAATCAAACAATTCTGGTGGAAAAGGGCAAAGGAAACTTTGCCCTTTTTTTATGTCCATTGCATTATGGTTTAGGAAAGTTCGCCTACCTTAGTATTATAGTTACCAATGGAGATGACTCGGGTGATGGCAGTCAGTTCCATTCCATTGTGTTTTGGGCGAGTTCGCCTGTAATGGTTATATTTAACCGGGAACCCCGGAAAACGGATCTCATATCTCAACGAGGTTGAGGTTGTAGATAGGTCGCAGTATGATTGTACCTCTAAAAAAGTGGGCAAAAAAGATTGTCATACTAGTATTATTAATTTGACTATAAAATAAAATGGGAGTAATAAGGTAGATAGAAAGAGAGGTCATAAATGCCAGATAACAATAATGACTTACACAATAGATTAACAGTTTTAAGTCAAACAATTGGTTTAAGACAAAATACTCAACCTACTAATCCTACTAATACTCAAGTTGATACTCCAGAGAGTATTACTATTAACTTGAATTGGAAAGCACTCTATAAATGGTTAGAGTCAGAGGTTGAGGAATTAATACTTAATCCTAATGCAAGTGCAGAGGTTAAGGCTTGGGCAGAGAATTTAATTGCTAATGGCCAAGCTAAAATGAGAGAGTTTCAAAATAGATAACTAAAGTTTCCAGTACTGGACTGGCAGAAGGGCAGAGCAATCTGCCCTTTTTTTATGCCTGAATTACAGGGAATCACCTGCTTCCTCCAGGCTTTAGGTACTTACGATCGACTTCAAACACCAAATCCAGTATGTTAACACCCCACCACCCCCTAAATGGGCCGGTCGTCTGAGAGTTTTCCTTTAGTGGAGAGTTTTACACGAACAGAGATTATGTTATAACTTTTTTATGATTTCAAAAACAATTCCAACCGACTTATTAAAATACGAATTAAGGAATCTTCAAATCAAAGTGGCCAAGGAGTCCCGTTCCTCCTTTCTAACTTTTGTAAAAAAAGTATGGCCTGAGTTTATTGTAGGTTCACATCATCGTATTATTGCAAAAAAACTTGAAGCTGTTTCACGTGGAGAGATTAAACGCTTAATTGTTAATATGCCTCCTAGACATACCAAATCAGAGTTTGCTTCTAATTTGTTTCCTGGTTGGATGATGGGGCTAAACCCTAAATTAAAAATTATTCAAACTACACATACAGCGGAGCTTTCCTATCGATTTGGTAGAAAAGTGCGTAACCTTTTTGAGCACCAGGATTTTAAGGATGTTTTCCCTGGTGTGACTTTATCACAGGATTCAAAGGCCGCGGGCCGTTGGGAGACAAACAAGGGCGGTGAGTACTTTGCCGCTGGAACGGGGGGCGCGATCACCGGTCGCGGAGCCGATCTTCTTGTCATTGACGATCCCCACTCCGAGCAGGACGCACTAAGCGAGACGGCGCTGGACAACGCATGGGAATGGTACACCTCAGGACCGAGGCAGAGGCTTCAGCCTGGCGGTACCATCGTGATTGTCATGACGAGATGGAGCATGAAGGACTTAACGGGGATGCTTTTAAGGGCTCAGAGCGAGCCGAAGGCGGACCAGTGGGAGATTGTGGAATTTCCCGCCATTCTCAAGGACAAGCCGATGTGGCCTGAGTACTGGAATCTTAAGGAACTGGAAGGCGTGAAGGCCTCCCTGTCCGAGCAGAAGTGGCAGGCCCAGTGGCAGCAGAATCCGACGAGTGAGGAAGGATCGATCATCAAGCGGGAATGGTGGAAGATGTGGGCGAAGGAGAAGATTCCGGATCTGATTCATATTATTCAGAGCTATGACACGGCCTATTCAAAAAAGGAAACGGCGGACTTTAGCGCCATAACCACGTGGGGCGTCTTCAGGCCCTTGGAACACGGACCGCCTCACCTGATTCTCGTTGCGATGCGCAAGGGACGGTGGGACTTTCCCGAACTGAAAAGAATCGCGCTGGAACAGTACAGGTACTGGGAACCCGAGACAATCCTGATTGAGGCGAAGGCCAGCGGACTGCCGCTGACGCACGAGCTGCGCCAGGTGGGCATTCCCGTTGTGACCTACACGCCGAGCAAGGGACATGACAAGCACGTCCGCGTCAACTCGGTCGCACCGCTCTTCGAAGCGGGGCACATATGGTGTCCGGACGAGAGATGGGCGGAGGAAGTGATTGAAGAATGCGCCGCTTTCCCTTATGGTGAGCATGATGATTTGGTTGATTCAACCACGCAGGCTCTCCTGCGCTTCCGTCAGGGAAATTTTATACAGTTAGATTCAGACTACAGGGATGAGCCGATGTACATTGAACCAAGACAGTATTACTAATGAAAATATTTTGGATAATAACGGAGAAAGGAATTCAATGGGGACCGGAAGTCTGGAGGGTTCTTAAGGATATTTGGAAAATTAAAGCTGATAAGGTGCTGAATGACACCCAGAAGATGAACAAGATCTTCAATAAAAAGGCGCAACTCGCGGAAGACGTCTTTAAGCAGGAGGGTGCCAACATACCTGAATTGCGGGACGCGTGGGGCAAGTTGCTTGTAGAAAACGGCGTCGTGAAAAGTGAAAAAGGCGCAGCCAATGTTGTGAACTTGAATGACAAGCAGAGACGCGTGGAAAACATAAAAAGAAAAGTATCAGGAGCTACACATCGAGGTCTGGATGAGCTTAAAATTATTGATGATGAAGCTGTAACAAATTTTAAAGAAGCGGGGCGACTTGTACAGGCGGGTAAACTAAGCCAACTGTACAAGGGAAGACCTGCGACTAGGACTGCGGTAACGGAGGCTGAACGTCAAATGAGAAAGTTTTTACGGAATAGGGACAAGTCCATTGAGTACTTCAAGGACATCATCAAGGCGATGGATGAGAATCCGTTTTTGTCGGTGCCACAAGCAGCGATGACATCAAAGCAGTATTCGCCGACGCTGGCGCATAATTGGAGACGTCAGTTTGAAAAATTTCTACCCACCTTGGAGAATCCCGCCGAGTATAACCAGCAGATTAGGATTTTTAATGAAATATTGAAAAAGAAAAATAAGCCCCCGATAAAAATAGAGGATGATTATGCGCTTAAGAATATTGTCCAGCGATTGAAAGAGGAGACAGCGGTTATGGATGAGGCGAGAGAGGCTAGTAAAATCTTAGCAGATACGCAACTTTATGCTCGCGCTGGAACAGGTGAGCTGAAGGATATCAGCGCAAGTGGACTTTTTACCACAAAGCCGGGGGAGACAACAGCCAAGGCGGCCATTATCACGCAAAAGGCTAAAAAGCATTTAGAGGCGCTTGAGTCCTCATTTGAGAATAAAATAATAAGCCAAGCCAAATATAAGAAGGAGAAAGAAAGACTTGCAAAGAGAATTCAAAAAAATGTTTCATTTGATTTTCCCGTGGAGGGGGAACATCAAATGG